TAAATCCGTTGTACTCAATGTTCATCGGAATGCCGGTCCTGAAAGCCACGCCACAAGACTTTGCCTGCTGCCTTGAGTCACGGGCGTTACTTGATGAAGGGTATAGGATGGAAATACAGCAATAAGCCCACGCTGCTTACGAACATTCATGGGGTTGCCAGTTGTTAAGATTTGAAGATTACCGCCTTCATATTGGGCTGGATCGGTCAATTGAAGCACTGCCGAAAGTTTTCTACTTACACTGCGTTTGCCACCGTAGTCCTGATGCCAGCCATACATACCATTCTCGGATTGATCGTAATTAGTAAGCTGTAAAGCCTCGCCAAACCCCGTCAAATCAAACCGATAAAACTGTGAGTTAAGAGATGAAATAGCATGGGCAAGTTTGTCAAATACCCATCGAGTCTCGTCATTACATCCCATCCACGACACATGCGAGCGTCGAATTTTTGCTAAATGCTCTGGGTCTGAACCGCCACCGACTTGTGCTCTTTGATCGGCTTTAATGGCTCGTTCTTGTAACCAATTAAGCTCTTGATCATTAAATGCACCTTCCCACCAAGCAAAAGGCTCAACCGACTCGGTATAAGGTGTCAGCATGTACTGCATGGCTTATCCCTGTGCGAAACGACGAAGTGAATACTCTTGGTTGGCTTATCTGTCATGTTAGGCGTTAGTTGGTGCTGCATCCATGAATTGGCTAGTAGCACAGTGCCTGGAACGATGTTATTAAAGTGAACGGTTGAAGTTGCGTTGGTCACTTCATTGCTGGGGGCAAAGTCAAGCTCAACCATTTGCTTATTAGCGCGAGTGTCATAAAACACAGGATATGATCCACCTTCAGGGGCTTCTAAAAAGAACCAACCGCAAAGCTGACTGTGCTTATGCACATGCACATTCGTGCCGCCATGCCCTCTGACTTCCTGCCCCCACAAGCCCGAGACATAAAGTTCATACCGATCCATTGCATAGCCTTGACCTGCCAAGATGTCATGGCTGGTTGACTGCAAGTAATCCGTTAAAAACTTCATCTCAGGATCGTTACCCATATGACCTGTTTGACACATGGCACCCTGATTGGCTTGCGCGTCAAAGTATTTTTGAGACACTCTTAACGCATAATCAACCCACTCAGGATGCTCATCGCGGTAAACGATGGCAGGGAAATACGCAAAGCCCTGAATCATCCGTTGATGTAAGACACAAGCGTTTGAGCAAAAGCCTGAATATCAGCCGCTGATACATCACGCGAATCCACAGGTTTGCTGCGAGCATTCTCAATCAGCGTTTCTTTTGCCAGACGAATTGCTTCAAGTTTTGCGCGACGCGCTTCCATTGCTAACTCATGGGCACGACGACCTGCCTCACGCGCTTCGTTAAGATCTACTTCTGCTTGCTGTTCTGCGGTTAAAGCCATTTTCTTACTCCTATTAAGCTGTCATATTTTTCATGGCGATATTGCCATACCAAGTCGTCCCGCCATCTGGCGTGAAGAAGACCCAAATATCAACTGCATTAGCTGTCGTTGTGCGAGACAAGGATGCTGCGCCACCAGGGAACTTAAACGAACCACCCGCCCAAGCAACGGTACGCCCAGGAGTTGCATCATTGGTTAGAATGAGTGTAAACGAGGACGCCCCGGAAGACACCGGATAACGCAGTGTAATTGTTGCATTTCCTGTAAGCGTTGCCGTAAATACACCACCATTAACAACATCTAAGTTGATTGCTGTACCCGTATTACCAAGCGCCACGACCGTATCGGCATATCCAATTGCTTTGATATAAGTACCAGAAGTTACAGCGGCAGAAGTTGCTAAGAGGCTTGATGAGCTAATTGCCGTCCCTGAACCGCCGCCAAGCAAGATATTATTTGCGGCTAGCGTTCCTGATTGAGAGACTAAACCGCCCGTCTTATTAAGCTCAGATCCAAGTGCTGTCGCAACTGTTCCACCTGTTGTCGTATTGGTCCCTAATCGAGCACCGATCAATTGAATGGCCGGCGTTCCGGCATTGTCCTTGTAATACAACTTGCCATCGTTGTAATTGATGGCAAGCTCGCCTGCATTAAGATTGCCTGTCGTTGGCGCCGCCGATGCGGTTGCGCTTCTATAAAGCAGGATGGGCGTGTAATTTGTGGCTGGCATAAGGCCTCCGTCAATCAGTCGATTTGATCATTTTTACGCTGCGCGTTCAAGGTACAAAAGGCTTCTTACAGCCTTTGAAACAACTTCAGGCGCGACAAATTTGTTAGGGTCATGCTCACAGAATTCCCACCATAAAAACTGGTTGGCCGCCAGGTTGGCGCGGTCTTTGAGCAAATTGATGTTCTCAGGGTGGCCAAAAATATTGGGGTCCGATACCGACCACAGCACGATGCCAGGCTTGCCCAGATCCCACCCAAAGTGCTGCAAGAAGCTATCACATGAAATCCATGTGTCGCACTGGAGGATCAAGTGACGCAGCGCATTCAATGGCAGGTTTTTGCGAAAGTCCTCGACCAAGCGCGGCTCGCCATCAACCCCAACCTGAATGACAGGCTCAGGCAGCATCGGGATAAGGGCTTCCCAAAATGGGTAGTCCTTGGGGTTCCGCTTGCCATTTGGAAGCTTTTTCGCAAAAGGTGCAATGACTATCATAAGTAGAGCTTTCGGTAGGCGCCCTCGAGGCTTTCCTTCCAATGCCAGCGCATCATCTTGCTATACACATTGAACATATCAATGTCACCAAAAAGCGCTTTGGCCTCGGCAATTGACCTGCAGGGAACTATCTCGGGATAGCATCCAAATACAATTGGATTATGAATTTCAGGCAGCACATGCTTAAACACAATGTGATCGCCCATGCCGTTATCCAGGACCACTATTGTGTGGTCCTTATGCGCTAAGGTATTGCGAAAGATCTGCTCGTCATGGGCAAACATCTCAGTCCGACTGTTCATCCGAATACCGCCCGAAGGTGCTTTTAAGTGCCAGGTTACCGCGTTGGGCACAATCAATAATTTGTAGCCTTTACGCTTCAAGCCCCAACTAAATAGCGTCTCTTCACGATGCGCCACCCGAGACAGGCCTGTGTTGTAGTCATAAATCCCTGCGCGGTACAAGAAGGTGCAGTGCAAATGATCAACTTCTTGGACCTTTTCAATATGCTTCCACTGTGGGTTAGGCTCATGATCAATATATTCAATCTTGCCGGTAGCTTTGGCATTTTCAAAGTCATGGCCTGGCATAAGCACAGAGCCGCCTACAGCGCCGACCTTGGGTCCGATGTGCTTAAGCAGGTTATTTAATACGCCAGGCTCGGGGAGCGCATCATCATCGACGCGCCACACCCACTCATAACCCATCCAGTTAGCCATTTGATGATTGTGATGCTGGCCTTTTTTGCCAGCCCAAAGCCAGTCCCAAGCAATGCCTTTGGCACTTAGCATCCAAAGCAAGCGCGAATAAATCGGATCTTCGCGCATGTCTTTTTGCTCGTCGTTATCATCAAAAATGACAAGCTTATCGGGCTTGCGCGTCTGGTTCATGATGGCCTGAATGGCCATGGGCAGCGTGGTGTCCGTCCGACCTCGCGTTGATATGGAACAAAGCACTTTAGGCATGCCAGTATCCAATCATCAGGTTGAAACGGTTTTGCTCATTGATGGGCCTAACTTGCGCAGTAATGTTCCCATGCTCATCAATGTAGTTGAACTCAAAGCCAGGAAAGTGCGATTCATTCAAGCCATGAAGCTTGTGATGCTCGCCCCAAAAGCCTGGCGGTTCGTTCCAGGGGACTGTAAACAGCAGCGTCTTGCATTTGTTCTTAAGCTTTTGCAGCACTTCCAAGCCGTTATCCAGGTGCTCAATAACCTCAAACGCAATGATTGTGTCGTACTGGCCAAGCTCAATATTGTTGATGTCAGCATGCACAAACTGAGCACTCGGACTCCAGCCTTGCTCGTTAGCCACATCCACAATGATGGGATCGTAATCTAGTCCTGTGTAATGCACGCCTTGCGACATGAACTGCACGCCATAACCTGTTGAACAGCCAATCTCTAATACTTTCGCGCCACGCATGTGCTTAGCAGCCCACTGGTAACGCTGCTTCTCCCGCGGAAAGACTTCATCGCCCTTCAAAAACACGGCACGCTCGTAATTGTTAGAGAGCTTCCAGCGATACCAGTCTAAATTGTGCTGCTTGGCAAGCTTGAGCGTGTTTCTTGCAAAGATTTGGCTCCAGTTTTGCACCAGGCCAGGATCATGCATGGTGGCCTCACCCTTGTGATACATGGGAAAGCAATTGACCCACTGCACACCATCCCAAGTTTTGGGAAAGCATTCGCTAATTTCCCATCCAGCCTTCTCAGCACGCGCACAAAAGTCAATATCTTCGCTGCCACCAACGCCAAAGCCAATATCAAGCAGGCCAATTTGACTGAAAACCTGCCTGCGAATCATTGCGCAGAAAAACACAATGAACTCGCGCTGAGTAACTTCAGAAAACAGCCGCAAGGCACCTGAAATACCGCATTTGGGGTTACTTAAAGGCTCATCAAGCATGTGCAGCCACTGGCTTTTGGCCTGGGGAAGCAAAATCACATCGTTATTGAGCAGCAAAATCTTGTCTGCCGTTGATGCTGCGATGCCAGCGTTGGTTGCGCCTGCATAACCAAGTGGCGCGTCACTCCACACCACCTTCAAATGATCATCAAACCCGATGCTTGCAAACTGCTCTTTAAGAGCTTTCAGGTAATCGCTTGTGCCGTCCTTGCAACCATTAGCCGAAATAACCAACTCAACATCGGTCATATCGGTGTACTTGAAGATGGACTCTAGGCAGGGCTTGAGCAGGTCCTCACAGTGGTTGTAAGTCGGAATGACAATCGAATACTTCATCAGAAAGTCCCACCATCAACCCCGCCAGTAATTGCATTGGTACTTCCATTAACTGATAGGCCTGCGTCTACCAAGACGGATTGATTGCCAGTTGATGAGCTTGCCGCAAACAAAATGAATCCTGCTGAGGTGCTGGCTGTTGTTGCCACGGTTGCCGGTGGAGCACCAGAAAATCCGCTAGTACCCGAAAAGCCTGAAGTGCCTGAGAACCCGCTAATGCCAGAAAAGCCGCTAACGCCTGAGAAACCTGAAATGCCAGAGCCAGAGAACCCTGAAGTACCGGAAAAACCACTTGTTCCAGAAAACCCTGATGTGCCGGAAAATCCGCTCGTGCCAGAAAATCCACTGGTGCCTGATGCGCCCGAAAATCCAGAAGTCCCAGAGAAACCTGAAACACCACTGCCTGAGAACCCAGAGGTTCCTGAAAAGCCGCTCGTGCCCGATGCGCCACTGAATCCTGATACCCCACTAAAACCCGAAACGCCAGAAAATCCACTGGTGCCAGAAGTGCCCGAGAACCCTGAAGTTCCAGAAAAACCAGAGGTGCCTGAGAATCCCGAAGTACCGCTAAACCCTGAAGTGCCACTGGCACCTGAAAACCCTGATACGCCACTTGACCCTGGATTGTCACCGCTGTAGCCAGAAATGCCGCTAAACCCTGATGTTCCAGATGCCCCGCTAGTGCCAGAAAAGCCTGAAACCCCAGAAAATCCTGAGACACCGCTTAATCCTGATGTACCAGAGAATCCTGAAAAACCGCTGGTTCCAGAAAATCCTGATATACCGCTAAAGCCTGAAATTTACCTCTGGCCGGTCCCCAATGAGTGGTATGTGCAAATGACCGTCTGGTATTCCAAGCAAATCATGGATGTGGGCGATCTGACCGACGAATTACAGATCCCACAGCGGTGGTATCTGGCCACGATCGGCATGTTGGCGCACCAATTGAGCATGGAATTGCCTCAAGTGCCCATGGAGCGCATCAAATACCTCGAGGATCAGGCTGGCAAGTACCTGGCACTGGCTGAGGCTGAAGAGCGCGATCGCAGCCCGATCTACTTTGCCCCCAACATCTCGGTTTACACAAAATAATGCCAATGTTTCTTGACACGGAGGGCTACAGCGACATCGCAATTGGTATTTGCGATCGTTGCCGCATGAAGCGCCCTCACGCCACGCTGGGACCTGACATTAACTTCCCAGGGCTGATGGTGTGTGAAGAAAATTGCAGAGACGAGAAAGATCCGTATCGCCTGCCAGCCCGGCAAACGGAGCGCATCAACCTGCGCTTTCCAAGGCCTGATGTATCGGTGGCCGCAATCCAGGATAATCTGGTGACAACGGATCAGCAAAATGTCATTGTCTCGACGGAAGGCAACACCCAGACGCCTGAGAACAATGGGAACCTTGATGGAATAGCGGTGTCACCATAATGGCCAATCAAACCATCACCCAGCTACCTACCGCCGATGCCCTCACGGGCACCGAGCTTGTACCCATCGTTCAGGATGGTGGCACCGTCAAAACGAC